GGGCCGGTAGCCGCGGGGCAGGAAGGCGAGCGGCGCCGTGAGGGAGGGGCGGGCGACTAGGAGGCCCGGGTCGGTGAGGGCGGTACGTTGCGCGAGCGGCGCCGCCGGCTGTCGGGGGATGCCGTCGGGTTGGGCGTCGAGGTAGCCCTCGCCGCGGGGGAAGGTGTAGCCGGGCCAGCCTGCGGCGGCGACGATGCGGGCGAGCCGTTGGCCGACGAACTCCTGGATCGCGTGGTCGATGTGCACGTACTGGGCGCCGAGGCGGCCGAGGGCGTCGGTGGAGGAGACGGCGACCTCGTGGAAGATCTCCCGGGCGGCCCATTCCACGCTGTCTATCCACCCGACCCAGACGAGGACGGTGGTGGCGCCCCACGTGAGGGAGGCGCGCAGGCGGTCGCCTTGGGCGGTGACCGGGGCGGCTACGCCGCCGAGGGAGGCGGGCAGGGCCGTTTCGCCCTGGGCGACGCGGAGGCTCAGCTCGGCGTTGCCGGCCCTGTGGCCTTCGAGACCGGCCCGCCGCCCGGACCAGGCGGAGAATTCGGTGGCCCACCGGGTCAGGTCCGTCCACGTGTCGGCGGCGGTCTCGAGCTCGACGGCTACGGTCGGGGGCACAGTCGGGGGGCCGGCCCGGTCAGCGGCCTAGGACGGTGGTGGGGAGTGGGCCGTTGCGGCGCGCCCACTCCTCCAGTGCGTCCACGATCGAACCGCCCGGGTCGTTGCCGATTATCGGGCCTTGGAGGTAGACGTTGACTGTGGCGGCGCCCCGGCCGAGGGGGATTACGGCTTCGGGTCCGGCTTCGCCCACCAGGGCGACGGTGGGCCGGGTGACGATGCCGCCCTCGGCGAGGCGGGGCAGGCTGATATGGGGGATGGTGGCGATGTTGGGCGTGTCCCACCCGATCGATGGCACGACCACCCGGCCCAACACTTTGACTTCGGGCGTTCGGATCGAGAAGTCGTTCCAGGCGCGGATGAGGGCGTTCATGCCTGACGCGAACGCGTTGGGGACGGCTTCGATGGCGCCGATTATCCTGTTGACGACGCCTTGGAAGAAGGCGTAGATCGATTCCCAGATGTCGGTGAACTTGGTTTTGATGGCGTCGAGGGCGTGGCCGAATATCTCGCCGAATTCGGCCCATAGGCCCTGGAGCACTTCGAGGCCTGCCCCGAAGATGGTTGTGACCAGATCCCAGACGGCGGCGAAGGCGTCCTTGACGGCGCCCCATACCCGCTCCCAGTCGCCCGTGAAGATCCCCGCGAACACGTCCCAGGCGGCCTTGAGCACCGCGAAGGCGGTCTCGAATACTTGTTTGATGATGTCCCACGCGGCCCGTAGGGCGGTGACGAGGAAGTCCATCCGTTCCCGCCAGAACTCGACGGACGCCTGGATGTAGGCCTGTATCACTGCGGCGAGGAAGCGGACGACAGGCACGACGCGGTCGTCGATGAAGTCGGCGACTACCCGAAGGGCAGGTTGTAGGGTGCCCGTCCAGAGATCGGCGATGCCGGCGGACACTTGGGAGAGGGTGCCGGATTCGGCGGACGTGCCTATTACGTCTATGGCGCCCTTCACCCATTCGATCACGTCGAGGATGACGGGCACGATGGCCTTCATGGCGTCCTGGACCAGGTCGAGGCCGAAGGCCTTCAGATCCTGCAGTTGCTGGTCGAGTTGCGCCGTCGCCGCTACCGCCTGGTCGGACATGATGCCGCCCGCCGCCCGTACCTGCCCGGCGAGGGCCGCGAAGTCCGACGACGTGCCGGACAGGACGCTCTGCAGCCGCTCGGATGAGCCGCCGAGGAGTTCCTCGGCGGCGAATAGCCGATCGGCTGGGTCCTCGACGGCTGCTATGGCGTCGCGTAGGCGCAGGAACTGCTCGTCGGGGGATAGGCCCTGCAGGGACTCGAGGGAGAGTCCGACGATGTTGAGGGCGTCGGCGGCGGGACCGGACCCGAGCTTGGACAACTCCGCCAGGCGGAGTTGCATTTCCCGGTACGCGTCGGCGACGTCCTCGGCGGAGCCGCCGCCCCGCTCCGCTATCCGCCCGAGGACCTGCAGCTGCTCGGCCGACCCCTTGCTTATCTGCGCCAACTCGTTCAGTTCCCGGCCCGCGTCGAGGTAGGCGCCGGCCAGCTTCGCCCCGGCGGCGACGCCCGCCGCGCCGAGGCCGGCGAGGCCGAGGGCTGCTACCTTGCCCACCCGACCGAGCTTGCGTCCGAACCCTTCCGCGTCGCGGGCGGCCCGGTCGATCGAAGCTTGGAAGCCGCGGGTGTTCGCGTCGAGCCGGACGGTGACCGTGGGCTGGCGGAGGGCCATAGGCTTAGGCGCCCCGCGCTATTGCCCGGGCCACGTCGTCGGCGAATTCGGCGGCGGCGGCGGTCATGGCCTGGTTGTAGGCCTCCAGATAGGCGGGCAGGCCGTCCTCGAGGCCCCGTTCGATGAAGCCGGTCCGGGCGTTGACGATACGGGCGTAGTAGACCTTTTTCGTTCCGATGACGATGATGTTGCCGAGGGCGCCGCCCCGGGACCGGACGCTGCGCCGCAGCCGCCTTGTGCGTACGGGGGTTGCCCGGCGGATGGCGGCTACCAGCGGCTTGGCGGTTTCCCGGCTGCGCCGGTCAAGTTCGCGGCGGATCTCCGGCGCGTACTTGCGGGCCGCTCCCGCGAATCGGCGGAAGTCGCGGGTGTCGAATCGGAGTTCGATGTCCTTCCCGCCGCGGGGCATTCTCGGCGATGGCCCTATTCGCCGCTTCGGCGAGGACGGCTAGCTCGCTCATGGGCAGCGTGGCTACGTGCCGCACGTCCTGGTGGTAGTAGCGGGCTAGGCCCCATACGGTCAGGAGCCTTTCCTTGCGCGTCCGGGCGAGGGTGAGCCGCCGCTCGGTTTCGTAGGGTCCAGGTCGGCGAGCGCCTCCTGGACGCCGGGTACGTATTCGACGGTCGGGGTGTTGAGCGCGTCCTCCAACGCGAAGTCGGCGTCGTGCCTCCGGCATTGCAGCCACCAGGCCGTGGCCATGACCGTTATGCGCTCGACGTAGCCGAGGCCGTCCATGGCGGTGAGGTTGTGGCCGGTCAGCTCCTCGAGGGTGGCGTGGTCGTTGGCGGACAGCTGTCCTACGTCGAGCATGGGGCGGGTCACGGGGTCCTCCTAGTCGATGGCTGTCTGCGCGCCGACGGCGGAGAGGGTGGCGGCGCTGGTTGCCCCGTCGTAGGGGTCTACGGGTTGGAGCGCTACCGAGATGGTGGTCATGGCGTCGAGGGACGCCACCGGTTCGGAGCCGACGACTTTCGCTTCGGCGAAGCTGAGCGTGAGAGAGGTGGTGATGGGGGTGGCCCCGGACGACTTCAGGTCCACCCGGCCGAGGAGGGTGATGGCGATGGCGCCGGTAGCTTCGTCGTCGCCCCAGTGGTCGAGGAGGGCGGCGGTCGTGGCGTCGTATCGGCATTCGAGGGTGACCGAGTAGGCGGGGACGCGGCCGCGGGACGGCTGCGCCTTCAGCTCGGTTCCGGAGAGGCCGAACAGCTCCGTGTCGAGGCCCCGGTCGCCCGTGGCGGTGAGGGACGTGACCACGGGAACCGGCGTGTCGTCGATGGTGACGAGCAGGTCCCGCCACGTGTACCAGGGGCCTGAGATCGTCTTCGACAGGTCGGGGGGCTCGTAGGCGGCGTCCGAGGAGGGGCGGCCGATTGTCCGCTGTGCCCAGTCGTAGTTGACGGTGAGCAGGGCCGGGCCGCCCACGTCGCAGGACAGTGCCCAGTCGGTCACGACGCAGCCGGAGTAGAGGATTTCCCGCCGGGCCTGGTCCTGGTCGGCCCGGCCGACGAGGTAGCTGAGGGACCGGGCCGCTCCCGGCGGCGGCCCCGTCCCGTTCGACGCGGCGTTGAACCGGCGCAGGCTGGACGCGTCAGTGATCGGGTCGAGGTCGGTGTCCCATTCGTCGAGGAGGTCGCGGAGGAGGAGGAAGTTGCCCGAGTTGGGTATCAGCATCTCCACGGAGCCCGTCCCGCCGGCCGGTACCTGGGTTGCCTGGTCGGCGGCCATGGCCTGGCGGCCGGGCCGGTGCGATTCGGTGCCGACCTCCTGGATGTTCGGCTCCCACGAGTCGTTCCGGGCCGGCACGACCCGCGCGAACGTGGTCGCCGCTTCCGCATACGACGTTTCGGCCGCTACCGCGATGAACTGGTCCGTGACCCCGGCGGCCGTTGCCGGCATTAGATACCCTCCCATCCGACGGTGTTGACAGCCAGGTCCAACCGTAACACCAGGGTCCCAGCCTCCTCCGTGTAATCGTCGTCCACTACGACCGCCGCCGGGTCCGCCCACCAGGTGCCGGCGATCTGCGGGCGAATGCCGGAGGCGAGCGCATCGAGGAGGGACCGTATGACCTCCCACCCGGCCGCCCACGCCGCTGCCGGAGCCCGGTAGCCGCCGCCCGGGCCGACGTACACGGGTACCGTCCAGGACAGTGCCCAGCGGGCGTCGCCGCCGCCGATCTGCGCCGGCGGGAAATCGACCTCGGGCAACCCGACCGACACCCACGGCGCCCCGTAGTCCGCCCGGTCGTCCCAGCCGGCCGTGACGGTCGTCACCGACTGGTCTACGCTGGCGCTCACCCACTCCTCCACGGCGCTGACGAGGGTCATATGACACGCCGGTACGGGCGGAGGAGAGCGGCGATGTTTTCCTCCCGGGCCGCCGCCGGCGCGGGCTGGCCGGCCCATAGCCGGGCGGACAGCAACGCCGCCGCCGTGTCTACGTCCGGCGGTATCGCCGCCCAACCCCATCGGGCGAGCACCCGGTACCAGCGACCTTCGACGAAGGCGCCGCCGACCAAGTCCTTCCCCGCCAGGGTCGGCGTCGGTGGCGCCGCCGGCTCCCAGGATCCGGCGGTTGCCTCCTCTTCCGTCGCAGACGACCACGACTGCCGCTCCCGCACGGACGTGGGTGCCGCTGCGTAGCGTGGCGTGTCCAACCAGCCGCCCACGTCGCATCGCAGATCCTCCACCGACCCGTCCGCCCCGGCGAGGAGGAACGGGTCGACCGTCGTGACGATGTGCGCCTCGGCGGCGGCGATCACCTCCAGCAGCCGTGCCTCCTCGTCGCCGCCGGGGAGCCAGGGGCCTCCCCTCGGCGCCCGCAACGTCCACTTGACCCGCTCTACCGATGTCAGCCGGGGGTCAGCCACCGAGCTGGTCGAGCGTGCGTAGCACCTTGCGGATAGCGGCCTTGAGTTCCCCACTCCTCGACGTCAGGGCTGTGTCGCGGGTGAGGGTGCCGACTAGGCCGCCGAGCTTGTAACCCACCCGGAAGCCGGAGTCCTGGATTGCTGCGATGACCGTCGCCATCCGTTCGAGGGTGGCGTCCTGCTCCTTCCCTCGGCCCTTCAGGGCCTTCTTCAGGTGGCAGTCGTTGTAGAGCTCGCCTAGGTCGACTTCGATCTTTCGGTCGCCGCCGGCCTCGAGGGCGGCCAGCGCGTCCAAGTCGTCTTCGGTCTTCCGGGTTCGATCCGACCTCATATTCTCCTCCCCGCGTCGCTCAGGTCTTGGTTTTGGCGCACCAGAGTTCGGCGGCGCGGGGGTCGCGGATGGCGCCGCCGGTGCGTATCCAGCCCATGATGGTGACGAGCCGTTCCGCGAACTTGTATTCGGTGGACATGTCGACTCGGACGCCGCCCACGTCGGCGATGTGGAAGGCGTCGCGCCAGTTGCCGACGGCGAAGGCGGCGACTCCGTATTGGTCGCCGCTGCCGGAGGCGGCGGGGATGGTGGGGAAGAAGGCGTCGAGGCCGACGGGGTGGCCTTCGACCATGAACGGCGACCCGGCCGCGGCGGAGCCTCGGTCCATCATGTACGGGTAGCCGATGTTGGCGATGTTGATGAGGGTCACGAGCTTGTACACCGACTTGGGCATGAGCCAGTCGGCGTCGCCCATGATGTATGTTTCGTCCAGCTCGAAGAGCAGGTCTACGAGCGCCTCGCGGGCGTCGGCGCCGGTGGGGAACTTGATGTCGCCGGCGGCGGAGTCGGTTTTGGCGAGGGTGCGGGCGTAGTGGAGGGGTATGTCGCCGGCGTTGGCGGGCGATTCGAGGGCGACGGTGTGGTAGGCCGCCTCGGCGGAGCGGCCGGCTACCCGGCCCACGTCGTTGCCGACTATGTCTACGAGGCCGGCGGGGCCGGCGTCCTCGATGAGCTCGCGGGAGAGGAAGGCCTTACCTCCGTAGGTGGCCGTCGAGATGGTGTAGGAGCTGTAGGTGTCCTCCGCGTCCGCTACCGCGGTGCCCTGGGCTACGGCGGCCTGCTGCGCCGCGTGGCCCCGGTTGGCCCAGAAGGTCATGGTGTTCCCTCGGGTGAAGCTGGTGTACGTGGCGCCGGCGCGGCGGAGGCCGCCGAGGTATTCCATGTAGTCGTAGAGGGTGGTGGCGAACAGCGTCGGCGTGAGTACGGTGGTAGTGAGGGTTGCCTGCACCAGCGCCCGGTCGGCCTCGTCGTGGTCGCGGTCTCCGACCGTGCCTCGTGCTGCTCGTGCTGATTGCACCATCCCGGCGAGGGTGCCCCGCTGCGCGTGGACGGCCAACTCGGACGGGGTGATACCGGCCCGGATGAGGGCGGACTGGAGGCGGGCGCCTTCCATGTCGACTACGAAGCTTTCGCCCTGGCTGCGGGACTCGTCCGCGTACAGCTCGGCTGCTATCCGGTGGATGCGGACGAACGGCTCCTCCGGCTGCGGGTTGTTGGCGTCGCCGGTCGCCGGTGGGAGACCTCCGAGGTAGCCGGAGGCGAGGGCCCACTCGCCGACGGACGACAGTTCCGCCCGGGCGCCCGCTACCTGCTCCAACTGCGCTACCGACCGCTGCTTGTCGATCTCCTCCCGTACGTCGGCCGCTTCGTTGTAGATGCGGTCGACCTCGGCGTGCATTTCCGCCGTCACTTCGGACGGTTCGAGGTCCCGTATCTCCTCCAGCTTCGCGGCCGCCTGCGCGGCTAGCGCCTGGAGCTTCTCCCATAGGTTCATCGGTTCTCCTCTCGCCGTGCCCGGGGCGGCCCTGGCGCCGCCGACCGGACGGGTACCGGCCCCTCGCTTAGGGCCGCTTCTATCTTCCGCTTCTCGCAAGCCGCGACGCGCCGGGGTGGACGATTCCGCCCCTGGTCGGACGGGCTAGTGCGGTCTCGGTCGGCCATGTCGCCTCCGTTCTCGTTTCCGATGTTGTAGTGCGGTCGCCTCCGTAGCGGACGATTGACACGTCGCCCTGCTCGATGGTGATGCGCGTCGCGTAGAACACTTCCACGTTGTCCCGGGTAATCCATTCGCCGTCGACTAGGTAGTACCCGAGGGACGCTTCGGCCATCAGGCCGGCGTCTACCTTCTGCCACGCCTGGAGGGCGTCGGCGTGGTCGTCGGGCATGGCGGCCTCGTAGGTGAGCGTTTCGTCCGAATGGGCGAGGCGGAGGGGCGCCTTGGCCGAGTCGGTAGCGGCGAGGGGTAGGCCGCCCTGCCAGCCGTGGGCGACTAGGAATTCGGCTACCGGGTCCTCCTCGATGGCGGCTTCGAGTGTGCCGGAGGCGAGGATGACGGGCGCTCGGTATGCCCACACGGGATAGGTGATTACTTCCGTGTTAGCGGCTTCTCCCTCGATGATGAGCGGCACTACTCCGCCTGGCCCTTTCCGGTAGTGGTCGTCGTACTCGTGGGAAGCGGCCCGGATGGTAGCGGCTCCGGCCGGCCGTCTGTCGGCGGCAGTTGGAGCACTTCGAGAATCTTGTTGAGGGGGATGAGTTCGAGGCCTAGCGTGCGGTTGATTGCGGCGAGCTGCTGCGCGTAGGCGGCACGGTCGTGTGGGCCGCCCGTTAGGACGTGGCCTTCGAGCATGTCGAGGCCTCGGCCGGTGGCCGTAAGGCGGGAGACGCCCTCCTCGATGCGGGCTACGGCGGGGCGGGTGGCGTCGCGCCAGAGGCGCCCTTCGAGGTCTCGCATGTTCGCGTAGGTGAGGTTCGAGCCGGCTAGGTAGATGCGGAAGTGGGTTGGGTCGATGCCGAAGATCTGGGCGGCGACCTTCGCTTCTGTCCACTGGGACAGCTGGAGGTATTGGGCTTGGTCGGCCGACTGTGACACGGTGGAGACGTTGACGTCGCCCGTGAGGACGGGCGGGCGCCACCAGTTGGCTACGCCCGTGTAGAAGGCCCGGATGCGCCGGTCGGCTTCCTTAAAGGCCTCGTCTCCGTACTCGCCCGGGAGGGTGAAGATGGTCTGGAAGCGGGCGCCCGACCGGAAGTGGCGGAGGATGGTCTCCTCCGACATGTCGGCTATCTGCCGCTGCCGGCGTAACACGTTGCCCGGGCCGTAGCCGGCCGTGACGCCGGGGAGAGCCAGGTAGCGGGTGCGGTAAACCTCCGGGAGGACCTGGCCGTTGTAGGCGAACATTTGCGGCGGCAGCACTTCGTAGTCGTAGACGTTCACCTGGCTTACCCGGGCCGGGTCGAGGACTACGAAACCGGCCGTTCGCCCCTGCGACGTGGCGATGCGGGAGAGGAACATTTCACCGTGGAGGAGTAGCGACCAGATCATTTGCGACACGCAGTCGGCCCACGACCAGACGCCGTTCGGTTGCAGAATCCAGCCCGGCACCGTGCCACCGTCGGTCATGGCTAGGGGGATGGCCTGGGCTCGTTGGGCTACGAGGCGGAAGCAGGCGAAGACGATGGGTAGTTCGTTGACGAGCGTGCCGTCGTCTTGGAGGCGTTTGAGGATGTCGTTACCCGTGTCCTCGTCGGCACCGGCGGCGGCGGCGATGCGCTGCCCCTCCGCCATCATGGCCCGTAGGTGACCCATGCCGTCGTCTGGGAGTGCCTGGCGGCCGAGGAAGTAGTCGACTGCGCTCCGGACCCTACCCACGTGGCCTTATGCCTCCTCGATGTACCGCTTGAGCCAAGCATCGTAACCTTCGTCTGCTTCCCAGTCAGAAACGCGCACTCTCGACCGGGGCGTGGTACGCCATAGCACGTCCAGGTCGTAGGCCATGGTGGCGGCCTGGAGGACGCTGACGGACGTGCCCTCCTTACGGGGGCGCCATACCCAGGCGCCGAGTTCCCGGTCGCGGGCGCCGGCGCGGCGGACGGCGGCGTCGAGTGCCCGGTCGGCTTGGATGGCCACCTTCTGGTCGGTTACGTGCTCGTGCATCCGTTCGCACGCCCGCGCCAGCTTCGCCCAGTCGTACCAAACGACCGGGACGCCCTCGCCCTCTAGCGTCTCGCCCGTAGCGGCCAGGGCGCCGCCCCGGAGGAAGCCGACGCCGCCGAGGCGGCGCCCGTACTCCTGGTGGAAGCGGCGGATCTCCGCCGCGGCCCACCCCTGTCCTACACCCTTCGCTACCACACCCACGGTGCCGGAACCGGCGACTACGAGGCCTCCACCGCCCTCGCCCCTGCGTGGCACGTCCGCCGCTAGCCACAGCTTCTCTCCCGTGACGGCTACGCCGGGGCCGGCACGGCACGCTTCCCAATCGACCCACGCCACGGCGGCGGAGCTGTCTATGAGGGGCCACTGGTTCAGGTGGGCGCGGCGGAAGTCGTCCGGGCTCATTTGTCTCTTGTAGGTCCGGAGGGTTTCTATGTCGATCGTCCGGCCGAGGGCGGGCACGGCGCTGGGCCATAGCGACTCGTCCTCCCAGTCGGCACCCTCGGGCAGGCCCCACTCGAGGAACGCGGCACGGTCCGCCGCGGAGCGGCCTTTCTTGACGCGGCGGCGCCCGGCCTCGACCTGGCGGCGGAAGTAGACCGAGTCGTAATGGCCGGCCGTGGACACCACCCAGAACTGCGAGTCGGACACCGTGGCCATAGCCGGGAGGAGCGCCTGCTCCCGGCTCGCGTCTGCCAGGCGCCACGCCTCGTCGAGTACCACCATGGACACGGTAGAGCCGTGGCCGGCCGCCTCCGCCATCCCGGTTATCCGCATGACCGAGCCGGTCGCGGCGCAACGTATGGCCGGGTCGGCAAGGGACCAGGCGGGGCGGAGGCCGAATTCGGAGGCGAGGCCGGATTGGACGATGGCCGGCCAGATCTCGTCCCGCCACTTGTCCCGCCCATCCTTCAATGTCTGCGCTCCGTAGATGATTACCTGGGGGCCGGCCCGGCGAGGCCAAAGGATGAGGCGGTGGAGGATAAGCGGGGCGATAACCCCGGTGGTCTTGCCGCATTGCCGGCATACGCTGACAACGACCAGCTTGTATCGGGGGCGCCCGTCACGGCCGTATTCGAGCCCCACGCCGAGGGTCTGCTGCTGCCAGGGCATCGGGTGGAGGCCGAGGCATACGGATACGCGTTCGACTGCCGGGCCGTACGAACGCCAGGCCTCGTCTCGTTCCGTGGCGTAGAGGGGAAGAGCAGCCCGGAGCGTGCCGGCTGCCGGCGTCACGCGCTGAGTTCGCGTATGTCGGCGAGCATGTCCCGAACGTTGCTCGACCCGGTCTCCGCCTCCGCTACCTCCTCGCCCCGGACGGCGGCCAGGACGCGAACGGCGGACACCATGGCGCCAGCCTGGCGGGTCCGCTGGGCCTCCGTGTAGGCGCCGAGGGCGAGGCCGACAAGGACTTCCCGGGTGATGTGCTCCGGCCCGACGCCGATCTTCGATAAGTCCATCAAACGGGCGCCCGCCGGGGGCGGCCGCCGCGGCGACGCCCGGAGCGCGGCTACGTGGCGCCGCACCTGGCGGTTGGAGATGCACCACCCGTCGCGGCGGAGTAGGCGCCCGACCTCTACGGCCGTCGCCTCGGGTCGCTCCGCCAGTATCGCCGCGGTGGCGGCCCGTAACTCTGGCGCCTGTCCCATGGCGGGGATGGTAGCGGCCCTCGGTCGCCCGGACGTCCGAAATTAACCAACGGTAAAAATT